AGTAAGTAATGTTATTGGATGCACCACTTACCCACTTGCCCGAATAGGCCGTGCCATTGTCAAGGCCCACCTGCACCCGCGAGTTTTCACCCAAGCTGTGTGAGTGAGCCGGGATCTGGCTAGTGGTCAGCGTGTGGTTCGCGACAGTACCAGTGACCGACGTGTTCACAGAGCCGGCAGGGGTGTACGAGAAGGCCGAAGAAAAGGCATTGGTACCACCAGAAGACACGGTGCCGGTGACAACGCGGATCGTCTTGTCGTTGTGGGTGGTGTCCTTAGTCCAGCCGGTGGGGGCTGCGGTCTGCTGGAAGAGAAGCTTGGTGCCCTGGGGTGCAGGCAGTGAGCTTTCCAGGGTGGTGACACGAGCGTCCAGGCCGTTCAAGACGGTGTGGGTCGCGGTCATCGCCCCGGTGATACCAGGGAAAGACGCGAGGATGGTCGCCTTGATCAGACGGAGGTGGTCGTCGGCCTGGGCCAGACCATCAGTGGCTACTGGGTTGGCCGAGTTGAGGCTATTGATGTACGTGCCGGACTCG